AATTTTTCAAATGTATAACGCAGACCCTGAATCTGGGAAGTCTGAGGATCTGAATTTTTAATATTTAAAACCAACCCCTATGAGCACAGAAAATGTACAACAGGAAGAGCAAAAAGCCCCTTCTAAAGAAGAAGTTATTGCTTTCTTTAAAGAACAAATTGAAGTAAAAAGTGTACAGCTTGAGTTACAAGAACTTAATACTGCTATGGCTGTAGGTAGAGCCGAAGAGCTCAAGGCCTTAGCGTTTATAGCTCAGCTGACTAACCCCCCTGAGCTTGAAGAAGAATCTGATGAGCCCAAAGCTCCCCGCTCCCTGAAAAAAGATAAGTAATGACCACGCTCTATAAGCTTAGAGATTACAGAGAAACAGTAGCATTTGAACGTGAGCATCCTAAAGAGCTTAGATGGGATGAGAGGTATAAAGTCTATATGCTAAATGAAAGTAAGCAATGTCAAGGCATTTGGTTTAGAGATAAAAAACTTCTTGTTGCAGAAGCAATTATGACTTGGCAATCTGACAATGTAGTTCATATTGACAGTTTTACTGTTCATCCCTTTCACAGAGGCAAGGGTCTAGGTTATCAGTTGATAAGTACTGTGCTAGAGTGGGCAGCAGATATGAAGTATGAATATGTAATTGGAGAAGCAAGAAAAGGAGCGTCCTGGCACATCTTTGAAAACCTTGGAGCAGCAACGGTCCTTCTGCATAAAAACTGGAATAAGACCGGTGAAGATTATATAAGTTTTAAAATAGAATTATAATGGCAATAGTTAATCAGGTAGAAAAAAGAGTAAGAATGAATACTTGGCAAGTTGTCAAGTATCAGATCCTTACGCACTGCTACCTGTATGATATACCAGTTAGTGAAGCAGACCTGAACTGTCTGACACTACTAGCCATAGAAGGAGACCAGGAGCTAACAAGCTTTTGCAACAAAGCCTTTGAGCAAAAGATCTTTTCTTCTACCCAGTCAGTACGCAACTGTTTGACCAAAGCAGAAAAGAAAAACTTGATCAAGAAGGAAGGCAAGAACAAAAAGAAGATTTATATCAATCCTGATATAAAGGTTAGCTCACAAGGAAACGTATTACTGGACTTTAAATTCTTGTGTGTTGCGACCTCGTAAAGCAAAAGAGTTTATACCTGAAGTGGCCGTAGAGACAGGACTTAGTGAAGAAACTGTAAACACAGTATTATCATACTACTGGCAGGAAGTCCGTAAAAGTTTAAGTGGGCTTAAACACTCAAGAGTACATGTCACAAATCTTGGAGATTTTGTGACTAAACATTGGAAGCTAGATGACAAGATTCAGATGCTGGAACTCTTTGAAGAGAAGAACAGACAAAAAGGTTTGCAGCAAATGACGGCCCGGTTTAAAACAGCAGAAACACTCTATGATTTAAAGAGTTTAAAAAAGATCATGGAAGAAGAAAGCCAACGAGCTGATTTTATAAAAATGCACAAACGTATAACAAATGAGTCTAACACAGAGCATAATCCGGATCTGGAAAAGCAAGAATCAAATACTTGAAGGAATAAAGAATAGTATTTTTAAAAGAGAAGACGTAGAACTTATTGCGACAGAAAGGATGCAAATCTGTCGGGCTTGTGATTTATACGACACTTTAGGCACTGGATGTGTCGTGAAAGGAACTGAGCCTTGTTGTGATGAGAGCAAAGGCGGCTGCGGTTGTTCTCTTGGATTTAAAACAAGATCTCTTAGTTCAGACTGCCCTTTAGGTAAATGGAAAGCTGAGATGACCCAGGCCGAAGAAGATTTTTTAAAAAGTAAACTAGGAATATGATATTAACATTCACCCCACAACAACATAAATATAACAGTGTAGAACCAGATGGCATTAATTGGTTAAGTGTAACATCCTTTATATCAAATTTTAAACAACCTTTTGAAGCAGATCTAATAGCAGAAAAGTCAAGTAAGAGCAAGAAGAGTAAGTGGTACGGTATGACTCCTGAGGCTATTAAAGATGCTTGGAAGTCAGAAGCAAATAGAGCCACTACTCTTGGTACTTGGTACCACAACTGCAGAGAAAAAGATATATGTGAAGTAGAAACCATGGAACGCCATGGTGTAGTTATTCCTGTTGTAAAACCAATAGAAAAAGAAGGAATAAAATACTCTCCTAATCAAAAGCTTTCTAGCGGTGTTTATCCTGAGCATATGGTCTATTTAAAGTCATCCGGACTTTGTGGTCAGTCAGATCTTGTAGAAGTAGTAAATGGAGAAGTTCATATTACAGACTACAAGACTAACAAAGAAATAAAAGCAGAAGGTTACACAAACTGGGAAGGAGTAACTCAAAAGATGCTGCCTCCACTAAGTCATCTTGACGATTGTAATCTTAACCACTACACACTACAGCTAAGCATTTACATGTTTATGATTCTAAAGCATAATCCAAAATTAAAGTTTGGAAGCCTGACTATACATCATATCATATTTGAAGAAGTAGACAAAAATAAATTTGGTAATCCTATTACTGCTCTTGATAGTAATGGTGATCCAATAGTAAAAGATATTGTGCAGTATGATTTACCATACTTAAAGCAAGAAGTAATTTCTTTACTTCATTGGTTAGAAGACAATCATCATAAACTAAAGACAAAGAGCTAATGATTTTAAATCATAACATAGATAATCTCAAATGTCTTGTAAGGCAATCGTACTTTACAAAAGATCCCAGTGATCATAATATATTTCATTCTGCTTATTTATTTGGGATACAATCAATCTCTGGAAAGATACTTACTTTTCACTTAATGACAGATTATGGAATGCTAAGATCAAGAGTACCTATTAGTGAAATATATTTACATAAACCAACCTTAGATGTACCTTTTCACTATAAACAATTATGGGACTGTTTTAGTGAGAACGTATCAGTTATAACTTATGACTATCTGTACGAGAAAAAATGCCAGGTAATTTTAAGAGACAGCTCCAAAGTATGGGCTACCTATTTATTTACAGTAGACTGGTACAATAACTCATACTCAGATGAACCAAGTGATTATAAGTGCGGGCATATACTTGTAGCAGATGATGGCTATTTATTGTGCCAACCTAACAATAGAATCTTTTGGAAAGACTCTAACTGGATAACAAAATCTTTTCCAATTAGCCTTAAAGAAATAAAGGTTGATTATGAACTGCCATCTGTAGAAACAGTTTCTGATAGATGGGTAAGTGAAGATGGAAATTCTTATTATTATGATATGAATAAAGAATAATGTTGCTTGTAGAAACTTATATTGCAGAGTCTCCTGGTATGGGACTTGGTTTGTTTACTAAAAACTTTATCAAGAAAGGAACTGTAATATGGGAGTTTATAGAAGGGTTTGATATAAAAGTTAAAGAAGAAGAGTATAAACACTTAACTGATGTACAAAAAGCATTTGTTGATAAGTACTTTTGGAAAGAGTCTAAGTATTATTACTCATCTTGTGATGATTCAAGGTTTCAAAATCATAGTTATGATCCTAATTCTATTTCTTTGGATGATAGAATGATTGCTGCAAGAGACATTGATGCACATGAAGAAATATTAGTAAACTACGAGAGTTTTGATGATGATTTTAATTTATACAAAGACACACTAAAATGATTAGACTATTTGATATACAGAACGGAAAAGTAACAGCAAGTGAACATTGCTTTACATTAAAGTTCTTACATGAGATTATGATTGGATATCCTACCGAACATTTACAGATATATGCATATCTGTTTTATATGACCTGCCCTAACCCGGATTTAAACCCATTTTTTGATGTTCCTGAATCTGAAAAAGAAGAGCTTATTCTTCAAGAGATTAACGCTGACTTTTCCACTGATGATGACCTTATTGTGGCTGGCATTAAAATGTGTGAAAAACTATACCAAACACCCACGTACAGAGCGTACATGGGTATTAAGGCAATGCTTGACAGGCTTGCAAAGTATATGGAAACCACAGAGATTGAACATGGCCGAGATGGTAACATTACAGCACTTGTTAATGCAGCCGCAAAGTTTGAAGCTATCCGGCAAAGTTTTAAAGGTACGCTACGAGATCTGGAAGAAGAGCAACAGTCTCAAGTAAGAGGAGGACAAAACCTGGCATACGACCAATGACAACAATAGTACCTATAGTAGAATATAAAAAAAGATTAGAGCAAGCTTTAAGTACTTCTCACAAAGTAGTACTTACAGATGAGGAGTATAACTATCGTAAAGAATACTCTATAGATTGGTCTGAAAAGAAACGTGATGCAGGCCCTCAATATATTATTGATGATAACTATTTAGAGAAACGTAGTACTAACGGCCACATGGGTCAAAGAGCTGTAGAAAAGTTTTTAGGTATAGAATTCACAGATCCTGATACATCATACAGTGTTAAAAAGAATATTCCTGATTTATTACCGGCCGGCTTACATGTTGGAGTTAAAACTCATAGAAAGCCTAATCCTCCAATGATTGAGTTTATACCAGATGACGTATACAAAAACCTAGAAATAGAAAAACAAAAGAAAGCCAGATACCCGCAGATCATTGTAACTAAAGATGATAACTGTGAAAAGACATTCTATATTCTTGGTGTTTATTCACCTAAAGTTTTATGGCATAACGATTTTATAGATAAAGGTTTGATATATGACGATAAGCTTTTAAAGAAAGGAACCAAGACAGTCTTTTTTGGTGTACACAAAGCCGTACCTTTTAAAGATAAAGAAGAGTTGGTTTCTATAATTGGTCCTTTATGGACTACTAATGTAGGGTGGTGAAACTGGCAGACACACCTCCTAGTCTCGGAGGCCGGAGTGGGGTATCCCGCTCGCTTGGAGGTTCAAATCCTCCCCCTACAGCATTAAACTAATTTTTATGGAAACAAATGAGTATGCTCTTTACAGTTATATATTTCACTACAATGCCCATAATAAAACTTGGGCAGCTATTCCTCGTGAACTCTACAATGACTACTGGAGTGATTCTGCCAGACCTGGCATACTAAAGAGTAAGTCTATAGAAACTCTGATAGAAATTCTGTATAAAACTGGTGGTGACAAAAATAAAATAGGAAAACTAGTTGGCAAAAAATAAACCATATATAGAAGTACCTACATATGAAAATGGTAAATGGGATCTAACTACTTTTTATTCAAGAGAAGAGTTTAGAGACTTTATACTAAAAATATTCAAAGAACCTGGTGAGTACCAGTTTGATGAATCTTCTCAGATATTTAATGCTGAAGCTAGAAAGTACCAAACTCAAGGGTTTTATTGTCCTGCTCCGGTTAAGACCAAGGACTTTATTAACTACTGGGATGACCAGAAAATGAAGTGTAAGTACGGCATTATGGTCAAAAAAAAAGATAGTGTATGGTATATCAGTCGGGATTACTACATGTGGCTTAACTTTCTTCCTATCTATGACAAGGAGGAAAAAAAGTTTGACTTTGCCAAAGTAAGAGATGCTCAGTATCATATGGCTCTGTATGAGCAGTTAGCTGAGTTGAACTATAAACACTCAGCTATTTTAAAAAAACGTCAGATAGCTAGTTCATATTTTCATGCAGCCAAGTTGATCAATATGTTCTGGTTTGAAAATGGTGCTGTTCTTAAAATGGGAGCAAGTCTTAAAGATTATATTTCAGAGAAAGGTACCTGGCGAATGCTTACTGAGTATCGTACATTTCTTAATGAACATACTGCATGGTATAGACCAAGTGATCCGGATAAAGTATTTTCCTGGCAGCAGCGTATTAAAGTACGTATTGGGGGTAGGGATACTTTTAAAGGAAATAAATCTATTATTACAGGAACCTCTTTTGAAAAAGACCCGACAAATGGTGTCGGTGGTCCTTGTACTTACTTCTTTCATGAGGAAGCAGGTATTGCTCCAAAGATGGATCTTACCTATGAGTATATGAGACCTGCTATGCAGAGTGGTATGATTACTACAGGTATGTTTATAGCTGCTGGGTCAGTGGGTGATCTTGATGCTTGTGAACCATTAAAGTTAATGGTACTTCAACCTGAAGCCAATGATATTTATGCTGTTGATTCTAATCTAATAGACAAAGATGGTACTTTAGGAAAGACTGGACTTTTTATACCTGAACAGTGGTCAATGCCTCCTTTTATAGATGAGTATGGTAACTCTAAAGTAGAAGAAGCTTTGGCTGCAATCATAGAAGAACGTATTAGATGGAAACGTGATCTTACTCCTGAACAGTATCAGTTAAGGATATCACAGAAGCCAACCAATATAGAAGAAGCTTTTGCTACTAGAAAAGAGTCTGTATTCCCTCCTCACCTAGTGTCAAAGCAGATTCAGCGTATTCAGGATAAAGAATACCCAGTAGAATACCTAGAATTATCCAGAAATGCTGAAGGTAAGATTATAGATAAACCTTCTAGGAAGATTCCTATTATGGAATTTCCTATCTCTAAAAAGACAGAGGACAAAGAAGGAGTTATTTGTATCTATGAAAGACCTGTTAAAGATCCTCAGTTTGGAATGTATTATGCATCTGTTGACCCTGTAGGAGAAGGTAAGACTACAACTTCAGAGTCTCTTTGTGCTATATATGTTTACAAAAACCCGGTGGAAGTTATAAAAGATGAAGGCAACGGTAAGGTAACTAATGTTATTGAGAGGGACAGTATAGTGGCATCCTGGTGTGGTAGGTTTGATGATCTGAACAAAACACATGAACGTCTGGAGATGATTATAGAATGGTACAATGCCTGGACCGTGGTAGAGAACAATGTGGCTTTATTTATCCAGTACATGATCAGTAAGAAAAAGCAGCGTTATCTGGTACCAAAAGACATGATCCTATTCTTAAAAGACATTGGAGCTAACAGAAACGTATTCCAAGAATATGGCTGGAAGAACGTAGGTACTCTCTTTAAAGGCACTATTTTATCATACGGTATAGAATTTCTTAAAGAAGAGCTGGATCATGAGACCAAAGCTGACGGAGAGATTTTAAAGACTATTTATGGAGTAGAACGTATTCCGGATATTATGCTCCTAAAAGAGATGCAAGCATACCAGGAAGGCATTAACGTTGACCGGTTGGTGGCATTTTGCTCTTTGGTAGCCTTTGCTAAAGTCCAGCAATCCAACCGCGGATTGGCTAAACGTGTAGAGGTTACAGAACAAAAGTTGGATAACTCCCAGAAATTTAGTAAATTAAATTGGAGCCCCTTTAGACATTTGGGTGGCTCTAAAAGGGGTTCTAATAGTATGAAACCACCTAGATCACCTTTTAAAAATATACAATGATATCTTACAGCATACTTCCTGAACAAATAGTATTTATAACTACTAATACATATGGAGTAGAAATAGTCTATAAATACATAACTAATTAATTATCATGCAGATATATAACGCTCTAGATCTAAAGGCTGGTAAGAAGGCCGAATATAACAAGATGGGTACTCTTACCCAGCCTATCCAGTTTTTACCTGAGAAAGAAAAAGACGAAGAATGGAGAGCGTGGAACCTAGATTGGTTAGAGTTTCAGGGTATGAAGCAGCTTAGGCGTAACGCCCGCAGGCTGATGAAGAACTACAAGCTAGCTAAAGGTATTATTGACAAGTCAGACTATATTGTAGAAGAGGATAACGAAATGGCAGATTTGATAGATACTCTTACTAAAGAGGATGTATCAGCACTTGAGTTAAAGTTTTATCCTATTATTCCAAATGTAATCAATGTGTTATGCAATGAGTTTTCTAAACGAAGCTCAAGAATAATGTTTAAAGCAGTAGACGATATTTCTTACAACGAGATGTTAGAAGAAAAAAGGTCTATGATTGAAAATATATTGCTAGAAGATGCGGAGCGTAAGATGATGTTAGAAATGATATCAGCTGGTATTGAACTTGATAGTGAGGAAATACAAAAAGCAAATAGTCCTGATAATCTTAAAAAGCTTCCAGAAATAGAGTCTTTTTTTAGAAAGGACTATCGTTCAATGATTGAGGAGTGGGCTACACATCAAATGAGTGTAGATGAAGAAAAATTTAAGATGCAAGAACTTGAAGAGCGTGCCTTTCGTGACATGCTTATTACAGATCGTGAGTTCTGGCATTTTCGTATGATGGAGGATGATTATGAGCTAGAGCTTTGGAATCCTCTTCTAACTTTTTATCATAAGTCTCCAGACGTCAGGTATATAAGTCAGGGTAATTGGGTTGGTAAGATGGATCTTATGTCTGTATCAGACGTGATTGATAAGTATGGTTGGATGATGACTCAGGAACAACTAGAAGCTTTAGAAGCTATCTATCCTGTACGTTCTGCTGGTTATGCAATACAAGGGTATCAAAATGATGGAACTTATTATGATCCGACTCGTTCACATGAGTGGAATACTCAAATGCCATCCCTGGCTTATAGACAATTTACTTCTGTTTATGACGCTCAGTTTGGTACAGGTGATATAGTAGAGTGGATATTATCTGACTCAGAAGACACCGTTGATTTTGGCAAAAGTCACATGCTAAGAGTTTCTACTATTTATTGGAAGTCTCAACGTAAAGTAGGGCATCTTACTAAAATCACAGATGAGGGGGAAGTAATTCAAGAGATAGTCAGTGATATTTATAAAGTTGTAGATAAACCTATTTATAACACAACGATTTATAAAGAAAAGTCAAAAGATAATTTAATATACGGAGAACACATTGACTGGATTTGGATTAACGAAACATGGGGAGGTATTAAGATTGGACCAAATCGTCCGGCTTTTTGGGGTATGAACAATCCCGGTGGTATTAATCCTATTTATTTAGGACTTAATGGCGGTAAACCAGGAAAAATCCCATTCCAGTTTAAAGGAGATGCTACACTTTATGGCTGTAAGCTTCCGGTGGAAGGTGCTGTATTTGGTGATAGAAACACCCGCAGTATTTCATTGGTTGATCTTATGAAACCATACCAGATAGGTTATAATATCGTGAATAACCAAATAGCTGACATCTTAGTTGATGAGCTAGGCACGGTTATCATGCTGGACCAGAACGCTTTGCCTCGTCACTCATTGGGAGAAGACTGGGGTAAAAATAATCTGGCCAAAGCCTATGTGGCTATGAAGAACTTTCAGATGTTGCCATTGGATACAAGCATTACTAATACAGAAAATGCTTTGAATTTTCAGCACTATCAGGTTTTGAATCTAGAGCAAACTAATCGTCTATTATCTAGGATTAATCTGGCAAGTTATTTTAAGAATCAGGCATTTGAGGTTATTGGTTTGAATCCTCAACGTATGGGTCAGCAGATTGCACAGCAGCAAACTGCAACTGGTATTGAGCAGGCTATGAATGCTAGTTATGCTCAGACAGAACAATACTTTATACAGCATAGTGATAACCTGATGCCACGAGTTCATCAGATGAGAACTGATCTGGCTCAGTATTACCACTCTAAAAAGCCTAGTGTAAGACTTACATATATTACTTCTAAAGACGAGAAAGTAAACTTTGAAGTAAATGGTACAGAACTATTACTTAGAGATCTAAATATATTCTGTACAACAAAGACTAACTCTCGTGCTATTATGGAGCAGCTCAAACAGCTTGCTATTAGTAACAATACAACTGGAGCTTCTATCTATGATCTTGGAAACGTGATTAAGTCTGAGTCTATTGCAGAGCTTACTGGTGTTCTTAAAGCTGCAGAAGAAAAGAGCATGGCTCAAAAACAGGCAGAACTTCAGCAGCAACAACAGATGCAACAAGAGATGCTTCAAAGCCAGGAGCGTCAAAAACAGATGGATCTTGAGTTTAGAGCTCAGCAGGCTGACATGGATCGTCAGAAAGATATTACAGTAGCTGAAATTAGAGCAGCTGGCTACGGGTCTATGGCAGACATAAATAAAAATGAACAGTCTGACTTTCAAGATGTACTAGATAAGATAAGAAGTGAAGAACGCTATCAAGAACAGATGAACATTAAAAAAGAGCAAGTACTTACTCAAAAAGAACAAGGAAATAGTAAGCTACAAATAGAAAAAGAAAAGTTACAGACTCAGCGTGAAATAGCTAATAAACAGTTAGAGATAGCTAAAGAAAACAAAAATAAGTATGATGTTTCTCCAAAAGGGAAATAAGTTATAGCTCTATTATCCATACTTCAGGTGTTTCTATGTACCAACTTTTAAATTTTTAGGGTTTAAAGTTGTATATTATTATTGTAGAAGTACCCCCATAAAAACCAATACAACTTATGGAAAACCAAACGAATGTACAAACGTCTGTACAACAAGTAGACGTAGACATTGATAGCTGGCTTGGAGCTCCTGGTGCGGAAAGCATCGTAACTCCTACAGCCGCTGAGGCTAAAAAGCCAGAAGCAAAACCAAGTATCTTTTCTAATAAAGACGTAGATCTGAGTTTTATAGACCAGGATGATAAGTCTGAAGATACTGATAAAAAGAATCCTGAAGATTCAAAAGAACCTGAAGGAGATAAAAAGGACACAGGTAGTGTTTCACGTGGAACATCTACAAATGTTTTTGATGAACTAGACCAGGAAGATCAAGAGGATGCCAAACCTAAAGGTGGACGTCCAAAGACAGATAAGTCAGGACTAGTTGAGTTTTTGAAGAAACGCATTGAGTCAAAGGAAATGTTTGCCTTTGATGACTATGATGAAAGTAAACAATCTCTTGATGACTACCTAGGTGGTCTGGGAGAGAAAGATATAGAGGAGCTCTGGCAGGCTAATGTTGATAACCTTAAACAAGAGGTTGCTGCCAAGACTCCAAAAGAGTTCTTTGAGTCTTTGCCTGATGAGTTGCAATATGCAGCCAAATATGTAATGGACGGTGGACAAGATCTTAAAGGTCTTTTTCAAGCCCTAGCTCAGGTTGAACAAGTTAGATCTTTAAATCCGGCTGATGAAAATGACCAAGAAGGTATTGTAAGATCTTATCTCTCTGCTACCGGTTTTGGTACAGAAGAAGAAATCCAGGAAGAAGTAAATACCTGGAAAGATCTTGGGGTACTGGAAAAGAAAGCTAAGCAGTTCAAACCCAAGCTTGATCAGATGCAAGAAGAGATTGTTCAATCTCAGATTGTAGAACAAGAATCTCGTAAACAACAGCAAGAACAAGCGGCTCAAGCATATATGCAAAATGTGTTTGAGGCACTAAGACCTGCAGAAATTAATGGTCTGAAGCTAGACAAAAAAACACAAGCCCAACTTTATAGTGGCCTTGTCCAGCCTCAATATCCATCTATCAGTGGTCGTCCAACAAACTTACTAGGTCATCTTTTAGAGAAATACCAGTTTGTTGAACCTAACTACCCGCTGATTGCAGAAGCTCTCTGGCTACTTTCTAATCCTGATGAGTATCGTCAGAATCTTGTAAAACAAGGTAAGAACCAAGCAGTTGAACAAACTGTACGCCAACTTAAGACTGAGCAGAGTCGTAAAAACATCTCCACTTATCAGGAAGAAGAAGAACAGAGACCAAGAAAAATAGCTAGACCTCAGAATATTTTTAAACGCTAATAATTTTATTAACCCCTAAATCCGATGCCCTATGGCAACTCCTGTTTTGAACAATGGTATCTTTCTACGGGATACAAGCTATCAAACTAGCTCACACGTAGATTCTTACCACCTTTCAAACCTTCTTAAGAGTGCAGAGCCCACTGACTTGGGTCCTGTAGATCTATGGGCAATGGCTCAAAAGGTAGAAATGCCTTTGTACCAGATGTCCAGCTTTGGAGGAAAGAACGTTATCTCTGTAGATAATGCACGTGGTGAGTACAAATGGCAGATCCCTGTAGCTCAGGATCTACCTTATATCGTAGAAGATGTAGAATCCGCTAATACTACTAAAGGTGTTGACGGACAGAGCTTTAAGATCAAAGTAAACAAGCGTTCTTTTGGACATGGTGACATCCTCACTTATGACAAATACAACGGACTTGAAATGTACGTAACAGCTGATGATATCATTCCAGCTGGTGACGGTTTCATTTACACTGTTCAGCTTGTTAACAATGACAATGCTAAGTTTTTGGACAACAAATATCTAAAAATAGGTACTAAAGTATTCCGTAAAGGTTCTGCTCGCGGTGAATATGGTGAGCGTTTTTCTGACCTTGGAAGCGTATCTGCAGGTTTCCGTGAGTTCTATAACTACGTAGGTGGTGCAGAAGCTCACGTACACTACAGTATCTCTAGCCGTGCTGACCTCATGATGAAAGGTGGTCTTCGTGCTGACGGTACTGTACCTGTAATTGAACTCTGGAGAAACTTTGACAAATCAGTAGATCCTGCAGTATCTTCTTTGGAAGGTATGGCTGCTAAGATGGGTAAAGATTATGTAAAGAAAGCTTACCAGTCTGGTCAGCTTACTCGTACATTCTTGACTACTTTGGAAGCTGCTCACTTGACTAAAGTTGCTAACGATATTGAAACCTACCTCATGTGGGGTCAAGGTGGAAAGGTTAAGCAAGACGGTCCAGATGACATCCGTTTGTCAGTAGGTCTTTGGAAGCAGTTGGATAACTCTTTCAAGCGTATCTACAACAAAGGTTCTTTCAATCTTGACTTGTTCAAGTCTGAGATCTTCAACTTCTTCAACGGAAAGGTTGAGTTTCAAGGACCTGATCCTAAGCGTCAGTTGGTTGTACAAACCGGCTTGGGTGGTATGAAACTGGTTAACGAAGCTATTAAGAAGGAAGCTATTAATAGCGGACTTGTTATCAATGCTTCTGAGATCGGAGCCATTACTGGTAAAGGTATGGATCTAAACTTTGGTTTTGCATACACTCAATACGTTATTCCTTTCTTGGCTAACGTGAAGTTTGTATTGAACCCAGCGTTTGATAACATCCACACTAATGACATTGAGAACCCAATCATTGATGGTTTCCCTCTGTCTAGCTACAACTTTATCATCTTTGATATCACTGAGAACACTAACGACAACATCTTCTTGTTGAAGTTATCTTGGGATAATCAATTGAAGTGGTTCTACCAAAACGGTACCATGGACTACATGGGACGTACACAAGGCTTCCAGTCTTCTGGAAACTTCAACGGTTACCGCGTATTTATGACTCAAACAATGCCTGCTATCTGGGTTAAAGACCCAACCAAGGTGTTGAAGATCGTTATGCGTAACCCAGTTACTGGCGGATCATTCTAACATATAGTATTAATGCAGAAGAGTC